ATCTGATCAGACATGACCACAATCATCCCCATATCAATCAACTTGGAATCAGAGGTTGTATGGGAGTTGACGAATTTTTCCTCCGGTCGAAGCGGGACCCGCAAACTAACAGAGTCCCAAGCAGCACACTCAGCATGATGTGTTAGGTTGAAGAAATCAACCCTGTCACCGGGCAGAGTGTCAGTAGAATCATAGTCCACACCCACCCCAATCCGTCCAGCGGTGGAAGTGGGTTGGCTTGACACCAAGTGCACTGTCAATGAATGCATCCTATACTTGTCAAAGTTGCAAGCAAGCGTGCTCAGCCAAGGGAACCCAACGGGTTTCCCAGGGTTAATGGTGTATGAGTTCGCCTGAAAGGTTAATGTGGTGGCACTACTAACGAGTGATCCAACCATCTCCTTATGGGACACAACTATACCACCCCTTGACGACCTAACACGCGGCTTGTTGGATGTATTCACGCGCTTGCTCTTAGCAGCCGGAGCTGTTTTCGTACTGACAATGCCCTGCAGGGCTTTCTTGCCTTTATCACCCATCATGAAGGGACTCTTGGGCACTGTAGCCAGGGCTTGGGCCGCTCCGAGGCTGGCCGCCTCTTTCACAATGTTCTCAAGCACTTGATTCTTAGTTTTCTTAGGCATTTCGATCCCAGCAAATTCCTCTCTTTGTGTTACTCGTTTAACCGACGGTTGAGATTTGTCAATCCTTTCAGCAGACGCAACAATGTTAGCAATACCAGCAGCAACTACAGCAGGTAAAAATGGGAGCATGGGTTTGTATGGGATCCAGCAACCCAACCGGACTGATCATCGCACCTTCCTAGCCCGCCGTGCAGTCTCTTGGCATTTATATTAGCACATCAAATTGTATTTGGCGGGTTAAGGGCGACCCCATTAAAAGACGGTTCTATACTCAAGTTCACCACCAAGATCGGTGGTGATTTCCATCTCATCATAGTACCGCTCCAAGCAGAGTTGCTCATCAGGAGTGATCCCGTAAGCCCAGTAAAAACTGGCTCGGCATTCAGGCGAAATCTCGCACTTCTCTCTTGGAACAACCGTCCTCAGTGACTGCCTGACAGACCACGACAACGTGTCCTCAGGTACCTTCCTCTTCGTGCCACTCCGTATGAACAGGGAATAAAAGCTCTGAAACACAGGTATCCCCCCTGTCAACGCCAACCCCCCAGTACCTACAGCATCAAGCCACCCTCTGAAGAATTTCTCCCCAGACCAAGGTTTAAGCATGACGCTATCTTTAGCGATACCGGAGTGTGGGTTTCGCACCATGAGCCACCGGCTGCCGTCAAAAACGGGCCGGGTTTGGCAAAACTCGATTTCCTCCAACTCGTAGGATGGAGGTTCGATGGCCATGGAAAACCCCATCTCTTCAAACCACTCATACAGCCCCTCAGAAAATTTGGCCAGATCGCGCTGTTCCATGAACACGACACAGTCATCGCCATTGTTGGCTAGCTGCAATCGTATCCCTCGGGCCAGGCCATAGGCGTGAATCATGGACACCAT